GGACGACCGGGGCGCAAGCTCCCTAAGAAGTAGTGGTTCGATGAAACGTCAAGTTATTCAAGTGTAAGCTTGGATATAAGCGCCTACCAAATATTGTAGGTAAGTCATACCGATTCTGTCTGACTGGTAATCTTTTTAAGAGAATACGTAAATTTAAAGACAAAGGACTTTATTCCAAAATAGATACTTTGTTATTAAGTGAAGAACTAAAAACCAAATGATATGAAAATACTGATTGATATTCCCGATTGCTTCCTTGATGGGGACGATACTATGGTGAACATAGAAAGTGAATCTTTCTCATATTGTAGGCTGAACCAGACCTATCACGGTTCACAAGATTCATTGGATGATGAAGTCAAAAGTAAACGACTAAAAGAGTTATGCTATGATGTATGTGATATTTTTATCACAATGATTAAGGAGGAACTAATATGAAAAACAGAAGATTGGCAGCTATTGCTTGTATTTGCAGAAGCTTTCTGTATCTGAATGGTTTTATAACAGAAGCCGAGAACGACAGAATACATGGAAAGATTATGAAGTGGGTTGATAAGCACAAGGTCACTCTTTCCGAGGAGCAAATTAATTCAGTAGAATTTACTTATAAAGATTAGGAGGTGCAATATGTTTGAAGATAAAAAAATAGGTGAAAGATTTGAATATGAAGGAGTAACCTTAGAAGTGGTAAATGTGCTTGATTTCCCTTGTGGAAAATGTTTCTTTTATCAGAAAGAATGTGATAATATATACTGTTTACCATATCAGAGGAAAGATGAAGAGAGTGTATCTTTTAGAGTGGTTGAAAAGGAACATATTAGTACCATTCAAGACTGCGAACTGGCAGTTGAAGTAACCGAAAAAAAGGCTATTGAAGCGGCAAAGGAAATGATAGTAGACATACTCAACGAAGTGCATGGTGTCAATCAGACTATGTACTTGGAAGACTTTGTGGCAAGACTTAAAAAATAAAAGATGGCAGTGAAGTTTAGACATAAAGAAACTGGCGACTACGACCATTCATGTAGAGAGAATTGTGGAGTGTTTACTTTGCAGGACGTTATTGATAAACTTCCAAAGTTCATAACGCCTATGCCATCAAAACAAATTCGTTTCTCATGCTTTATAAACATATTTGGTGGTATCAAGTATGTAAATGAAGATGATGTAAACGATGTATTGAAGTTAATTAGGGGGAATAATCTACTTGAAACTGATGAGTGGAAGGGGGATGTAAATGAATAAGGCTATACTTGTAGGATGGATTACTGACATTAGAGAAGTCGGTAGTTATGGGGTAATGGTGAAACTCAAAACTTGTGAAAAGGGTTTCACCACCCAAAAAGGCTATAAGATAGCTGATAGGATAGATTATCATGTATGCCTTGCAAAAGGAACAATGACACGATACATTCTCGACAACTTCAATGTAGGCAACTTAGTTGAACTTACTGGGAAGATATACAACAAGCTGGAAGAAACCAAACATGGCGATAAGGTTCAGTTAACCAATATCCACATACAGACAATCAATCTGTATTCTCTGAACAACATATCTCCGGTTTCAAAAAGCAATGGTGATACAAAATCTGTAGAAAATCCCGATTTATATTTTGAATAACTAAAGTTTATTGCTACATTTGTGCTACAAACTTTTGGTTCATAATATAACAGCATTTTAAACCCTATTCTTTAGCTTGCGAAAGTGACATTTCTAATTTTCTTGTGGGGAGGGATTAAATTCTCTCCCTTATTTTTTGGAACTTTCCAAAATTTAGTCTATCTTTGCTTCATCTTAAAAAAGAAAATCAATGGATAAAAATAACTATTTAGACGATTGCCTCGCAACGCTTCAAATTCCGTCACTCCCTAAAAAAACTTGGGACAAGGTTTCCGAATTTAACAAAGGAATTTGCCTTGTAAGACGGATTGACGGAACAGAAAACTATGCAATTTGTCGGTACAATAAAGAGAAGGACGAAGCTGTCAAAGTCGTTAAAGATTTCTGCTTGGCGACATTTACAGAAATTCTTGAATGCTATCCAGTTCCCGACTTTGTGGAAGCTGACATTGAAAGCATGGACTTGGACGAAGCCAATAAAATGGCAATGGAAGAGTTGCTGGAAGAACGTCAAGAAGCTATCATGGAAAACGTCGAAGTTGAGGAGGAGAAACTTCCGGAGTGGATATATCCATTCATCAGCAACCGGGAAGAAGCTCTTGCATTTCTTAAAAGTAAGAGAATAAGAAACGCTCACTCACTGAAATCTGACGAGGCTGTCAAAGCTAAATTGTATTTAGTTTACGAGGACGAAAAAAAGAAAAATAAATAACAGCATTTATATATAAAGTATTACTTAGCTTTTATAAACAAATGCCAATGTAGCGAAAACCAAGCTACACCTAAAAAATAGTATTAACCCAACCGATGGCGTATCGGGGATTGGACGGTGAGAACCCAACTATGGACGAACGGAGCGCAAGCTCCCTAAGAAGTAGCGGTTCGATGAAACGTCAAGTTGTTCAAGTATAAGCTTGGATATAAACGCCTAACCCAAAGTGATATATGGATATTTCAAAAATGAGCAAGGCACAGCTTGTAAAACTCATAGGTACTTCCTATGTATTCGTGCCAAAGACCAAAGGACACATGTATTGCAGACTGGACGATAGAGGAATTTCTATTGCAGTTACCGACGATTACTCAGTTGTGTCTACCAACTTCCATAGAAACGTATTTACCAATGTAGTAAGTGGCGGTTATTCTAATCCTTATCTGTGGCTTAGAACATTCTGTGAGTGCATCGAAGCAAACAAAGAATTTGGAGAAGTTAAGGACAAGAATGGGAATGTACAAGGTTTCAGCTTCTCTCAACTGATGGAACATGCTGACGAAATGCCGGAAGAGATTGTTAAGGTATTGCAGCATACAGAGCGATGGATTTATACGCTTTCCGAGCCAGCCTTTGCCGTTGGAGGAGATACATTGCAAGTCACCAATGTAATGTGTATGTACTTCTCATACTTGGCAAAAAGTAATACCATGCTCATGCCAGCACCTTCCGATATTTCTCGCAACGAATTTTATCAGAAGTATATCGAAACTATCCGCTATCTTTCTCTTGAAACAACGCTTGATGAAGAAAAGGTAAAAGATTTGAAGGAACAAATCTGCAACATCGAACGTGAGGCAATGAATAAGATTGAGATACTGATTAAGGATAATGGTGGTGAATTTAAACAATCAATTGCCATTCCTAAAAGAGAGGTTGATGAAGGAGAAGCCTTAAACGAGATGAAGAATGATAGCATGGAGTAGCATTATTGCGGTCGTAATGGGCATAGTATTCATATACTGCCTACGTAAGATAAGTGATTATGGCAATCCTATCATAGCTGGCTTTATGAGCGTTTTATGGTTATTCTCCCTAATCATATTCTACGCGATTTGGGGAGGAATATTTTGGTGGTAGCATGAAAATACATGAATTTAATCTAACTCCTTATCCAAGAAAATTATGGGTAATTAAGAAATGGACGGAGAAGGAACTAAAAGAAGCTTTTTGTAGATACAATGGTGACGAAATAGATTGGGAATTGGATGATAGCGATAGTCCTTTTAATATAAGAGTTACACCAAGAGTTCAATACAAATATACAGAGATGCTTGGAATACTCGCATTAATGACGCCAAATGCACCAAACAAAGATTTGGCTCACGATGCAGGACATATAGCTATATCGTTATTTGATGAAATAGGCTCGTATGCTAATTCCCAAGACCAAGAACCCTTTTGCTATTTACTCGGATATATTTATGATTGCTTAGAACAAGTTAAACGAAATAAATTCAAAGATGAATAAAATAGAAAGATTTAAAGAGATAGTTGCTGAAATGGCAGCACTCTACGAAAACAAGAACAAAGATTATGGCGATTCATTCGGCAAGTCAATCAAAGAACATGGCAATATAGCTGGCATTGTTCGCATGGAAGATAAGTTTAACCGATTGAAGTCATTGCTTAATAGTAATGAGAAGCCTAATTATGAATCGGTGTCTGATACGCTGACTGACCTTGCAAACTACGCCATTATGATGCGTATCGAACTTGAAGGTAAAGAAGGTACTACTCAAAAGGCTACTCAATTTGAATGTAAGGTAGATGCAGACCTATCATCTCTTGTCGGTAAAATCATGACTTGCCCACACAAAAGTCTGTCAGAGGACGGAGCAGAGGAAATAAATAAAGCTTTGCGCCAGCTTTTGGAAGATACAGAAGAGGCACAAAAGTTTTTTCAGAAAGTGTATCTGACTTGGATGAAATGAAAAAGAATATTCTTAAAGGTCTTGTTGATAGGTTCAAAGGACTTACTTGTAAGATTTTCGATGATGATGTGTTTTGTACCATAAAATTCTAAATGGCACTTATATACAAAGAGGCACTTAGCTTTTTATAAATGCTAATGTAGCGATAACCAAGCTACACCTAAAAAATAGTATTAACCCAACCGATGGCGTATCGGGGATTGGACGGTGAGAACCCAACTATGGACGACCGGAGTACAAGCTCCCTAAGAAGTAGCGGCTCGATGAAACGTCAAATTATTCAAGTGTAAGCTTGGATATAAACGCCTATTCTTATGCCCTTCTTGCTTGTGAAAGTAGGAAGGTTTTTTGGAACTTTCACAGATTTAAGCTACATTTGTAGCGAAGTCTAAACTTAAATATTTAACGAAATGGCTGGAACAACTTTTACCAACAAGCGACTTTCCTATCATGTGTCTAACACAACTGGCACTATCACATTGGAAGGTGACGCTACAATCAACTCACAATCATTGATTGATTCATTCAATGGTAGTGTAAACTCTACTACCGGACAGTACGGCAACTTCTCTTACTCTGAATCCGATGGGGGACAAGTAAACAGAAGCTACAACGGCTCAAAGGAAATCGAAGTAGAGGCTTGTGACCTTATTGATTCTGTAATTGAAGACATCAAAGCAGAAGCATTGAAATAATGGTTAATTACGAGCAGACAAAGAGCTTGATGAAATCAAGAGGGGTAGATAACCTCTCTCCTCTTGACTTCTCTTTTTCGTTGATGGTGGCTATTGGTATCAATGAGATACAATCCTATATGGTTACTATCAGAGGGAAAGAGTACGAAAAGAAAACCGAAGAACAAATACCTAAGTTCCGTGAAAGATGCAGCTTGGAGGTTACAGACTATCTTGAACGGACAGATATCAAAGAAACTATAAGGTTTCTTAGGGCAGAGCACGATAGAAATATCAAAGATACTGCCTTGCAGCTTGAAGACATTGACTTCAACGCAGAAGACCTAAGAAAGATATTAGCGAAGTTCTTGAAAGAGAAATACAAGGACATTGACGCAGCCGACGCAAAGGACTTGCTCAACGCTATCAAAATATATGTGGATAAGTTTGGAGATTCCGGAGAGGACGGAGTTGCTAAGTTCAACCGACACTTTATCCAAGTTTATCCTCCATATAATGCTGTATGTCCCAATTGCGGAAAAGAGATTGACTTGCCTCGTGGTGTCAACTCTAAATGCAAGCATTGCGACCATCAGTTTGTATGGAGCGAGGAAAAGGAAAGATATTACTGATTTGATTTTTTTTCATTATTAAATCTCCATAGGCATCGGTTTGTGAAAATAGATGCTTTTTATAGAAACATTTTAAAACAATATAACAATGAAGACATCTAAAATTGTAAGCGTTTATAAGACAATGAACGACAGCAAACTCACTAAGATGGAGGATGCTGACAAGTTTAAAGTTATTAAAGCATTACGTGCTATTAAGCCAATCAGTGAAGGCTATGAGGAATTTGTCAAGCTGACACACGAGAAGCTGAAAGACGATAAAATGGAAGAGATGCAGAAGAAAGCCCAACATTGGCAGGAAATGCAGTCACAAGGGAAGGAAGTTGAATATTCCTTTGAGGAGCGCAAGGAACTCAATGAGTATTTCCAGAACTTCAACAATACCATTGAGAAGCTGATGAAAGAAGAGGGCGACAAGGAGAACGAACTCACCTATGACAAGTTGAGTGAGGACGCTTTCGGAAAGTACATCGCTTCCAACGACTTCAATGTAAGTACCATCATGGACTTGCAGGAAGTTCTTGTAGGAGAATAGGATTTGTTGCATATTACATAGTTTATTTAGAGGTTAGGGGGAGCTTGTGAAAGTTCCCCTTTTCTATTGTTGCATTGGTGGTATTGGTCGTAGAGGCTCTACGAAATCTGTATATCTCGATGAATCAAGAGTAACCCAGACCTTATAGGATTTGTCTGCTTCTATATCAAATGTCTTTCTGATAACTGTGTATGTTTCACCAGCAGCAACAGTAAATGTTCCCAAGTTTAATTTTGTCTCGCCAGCCACTTGTGGGTCAAACAAGTCATGTTTAGCGAAGCGAACCCACAGCCAATTATTAGTAAAGGTCTTGCTTGAACTTGTCGGGTTCTTGACTTGAACAGTCACAGTCAATGCAGTTGCAATCATTCCAATACCAGCATTGATAATGATATTATATGTGGTACTTACTACTTGTATCTCGGCAACCTTAGTATTAGGCAAAGTGAAATAGCCAGCAGCCTTATCTGCGTCCAGTATGCCAAGCTTTACAGTAGACAAGAAGGGATAGACATTATATGTGTTTACTGGCAATCCTCCAACTGGTACTTGTACCAGCATTGTCCCCGGACTGTCAGCAGTCAGTCGTTGCGACCTTGTTCCTCCTTTCTGAACCATATATACACCAAAGTACATATCCCCTAATGTATAAGTCACACCCTGCCATACCAATCCACCTATATCACTTAACGATAGACTTTCTCCCGTTGAAGATGATGGATTATAAGCTACTGTAGCGTCGAATGTACTTCCGCTTAGATTATCTACTTGCTTTGGGACTGTAAACGAGTGAATTGGTGCCATTGCTTCCGGCATATACCCTTCAAAGTCAAGAAGCCGGAAAGGTGCATTGCTTCCTCCTTGTGGCGGTGAATACTTATATCCATTTGAACCGTCAGAGGTCATTTTACTTACTATATCCTTATAAGTACCAGCCTGCGCACCGCTTGTATCAATACCACAATTCCCATTACTACTTTTCCACCAATTTGAGTTTGTAAGATTAATATTTTCTGATGGGTATATTACGGGCTTATACTTTGCCCACATATTTGTTTTACCATGAGTATTCTTGCACAAATAACCTAAATCATAACTTGATACACCCAATGCTGTGCGGACATCATCAATACTGACGGGTGCTATGATTTTCCCACTTGATATTGGCATAAATAAACTATTTAGTTCTTGGAGAACTTGGTAAGAAACATGGCTTTGTGCTACCCATAGCAGCATTGAAGCCGTTAACAACTCTCATTTTCTTTTTCATATCATTCTTTATAATACATTGTATCTTAAACTTTTACACAAAGGTAAACATAATTATCCACAAATGCAAGTTACCAAGTTCTCCAAGAACTAAATACTTGCGATATGTCAAATAGTGGAGGAAGAATAACTGCGCCAGTCAATATAGCTACTGATATACCAACAGTTATTGGTATAAGTAGTACAGACTTAGGAATTCAATGTATATCAGATAAGGTTAATATATGGGCAGAAAGACATCCAATGGTGCATGATAGTGTAACTGAGTTAAGTGAAGCTCAAATTAAAGCTATACATTATGGATTTGAAAATGCAACAGCAATATCACCAACAGTAGATAATCTGATGGCTGCTTCAATATATTATAAGCAACCAAGTGGAAGTAAAGGTGTTTATAGGGCTACTGATTTTAATGGGTACTATCATGGAGCTAATCCTATATTCTCATTTACATTGCCAAGTAGTGCTTCACCGGACGCAGCTATCATCATAAATGTAAATGCACTATTATTTGAAACAAGTACATCGGGACAACTAAGCATTGATAAGATGCTAAACAATAGTAAGCAGAATCAGTTAGCTATTGCAATATGTAGTATAAGTAAGAAAAAGGCATACTATAAGATATTTGGTAGAAGTTTTACTGGCGGCAAAATACCGTTATTCTTAGTTGATAATAGCATTGATTGGGAAGGTAAAATGAGTAAAGATATTGCAATAGTATTATTTATTACTGATGGTGTATTTGCAAGCGATAGACTTAAATGGAAAGAATCGTTAGATACTAATATGAAAGCATATCGAGGCATATCGAGTACAAGAAGAAATTCTGCACCAATTTTAGCTCGATATACCTTATCCCAATTTCCAATACAAGGTTATTTGCAGTATTCTGTAGTTGGGAGTACAACCCCAAGAGTTAATGATAACTCAACCAGTTATTATCAATATCGTTTTACTATACATGACAAAGCGGAAGCAGGATTAGCAGCATTAAAGAACTTTAGTGTATCACTTGAAACTATTAACTATAGTGGCAATTTTAGAATAGACCAATATGAATTTGGGAAAGGAATGGCAAGCATTGTTTCTGGACCAGATAGTAACAATAACTATGTAGTGTCTATTCCATGTATGACATCGGGAGGAAAAAACAATGTGGGTAAAATAGCCTATACAAATTGCTATATTTATAATACTAAAACGGGAAGTGGGGCTGGAAAGCTCTTGGAGATTACATTAGTTGGTTCAACATAATGTTTATATCAATAAGTTTTCGTATATTTGCAATAGATATAGAACTTAACTTGATAGGTTACATGATTTTTTTATTCATTTTTAAAGCATTTGCTGGGAAGTAAGTGCTTTTTTTATTAAAATAAGTTTTCAAGATATAGTAGTTGAAGAGCGATATTTTACATTGCCAAACAGAGTTGCGGCAACAACTCTGTTTTAAAGCGGACGAGCGCATCTCGGAATTAATAAATCACAATTATGGCTAAATACATCATTGAGATTGAAATCGAATTCTCAATATCCTATAAGTGGATATTAGGGTTCGTCCTACTATTTATGTAGTGTATATCAAAGGGAAGGAGAATATCTACTTCCCTTTTTTCTATGCGCAAAAGTATTATATAAATTCTACTATTCCAAATAACAAACGTTAAAAGTTACTTATCCACACAACATTCTTTGGCTTTCTTAAGAAGAAGCTCTTTTATAAACCTATCAAGTTCTTCTTTAGAAACTTGTAGAGAAGGATTAGGGTTCAACCCTTTCTTGGGTCTTACCTCTATCTTTACCTTTACATTGTTCTTTATACGTGCCATAGTCATGCAATATTGCGCAAATATAAGTCTATTCTTTGAAAGTTCGTATAGAACCGAGTGTTAAATCTGAAAACATATTCGTCAATATATCGCTGGAGGTGCTTTTTACTAACCGAGTAATAAGTTCCAAATATCATTCTTTTAAAGTGCGACCATGGTTTATTACCCCCCCCCCTAGTTTAGAGTCGTAAAACTTTTCAGCCAAAGCATCATCCATTAAAATCTTTCTTAACTTTTCCATTTTATTCTAATATTATTAAGTTGTCATTAGCATCTATCTGAATCCCAACAAACTTCATTTGGGGCAAGGAAATTATTCCAAGTATTTCAAGTCCCGTCTCCCTCTTGATACTTGAACGCACTCTAGATATATCGGCAATAAGAAATTGAGAGATGTCTTTCCCTTCAAAATTCGCAAAAGTATTACAGTAGTAAACATCATTCATTTCTCCTCCGGCACCAACTATCGTACCGGGAAACCTACGTCCTTTGAGAAGTCCGTACTTCTTAACTTTGTCCTCTGCAATTAAAGCAACACTTGCTCCCGTATCTATCAAGAAATAGGCTGGCTTACTATTTACTGTACATTCAATGATAAGCCTCTTGTCGGAAAGTGATTTAATCTGTTTCATAGGATGGTATTTTTAACGATTAAAGATAAGTATTCTCGTCTACACGGTGCATCTTCAAAGTACCCATAATATAGTTCCGACCAGTAGGACGATTAACTATTATAGTTGTAGGTTCGTAAGAATCCAAACATACAAACTTACTTTCTGCACCAGCATATTCAGATTTGATAGTCACTTGATGACTTGTCATATAACTAATGAAGTTCTTGTGAACCGTACGAACATCAACCGTACTATCGTGGAAATCATCTATGATAAACGAAATCTCTACATCGGGATTTTCGTAGCACACTTTATCCGGTACGAAGACATCTTCCTTGTTGCTGTTAATCCAAGAAGCCGTATAGATATTCTTGGGTTCTCCTTGTGCAAGAAAGCCGTCCATCTTCAATATACGAAGACCTTTCCATTTAACTGTGAAGTCGGTATAGTCTTCAATACCAGCTTTTACGAAATATATATTTGCTCCTAACATGTCTATATTATATTTAAGTTCTTAGTTTGCTCCTCCTTATTATACCACATCAAAGAATCCAAGTTCTTTTGACATATTTTTATTTTGCCATCATTATCACCTACTTCAACCTTACATTTATCGGAGTATTTATATACAATGACAGAACTATTATTACATATATAAGGAATATATAGATTACTTTCGTCAAATAGATAAATACGAACAGTATTAAATCCGTCCAAAGATAAGGTAATATTTGATTTATTGTGTATATATAGTATGGGGCATTTTATCTCTTGAACTATTAGTTGGCAAGAACAACGGCATAAGCTACATATATCTTCATTAAGTTCAATGTCTGCATCAAAATCATACCAAGAACTATACGTATAATCTCCAGCCACATTGTCACAATTAGTACCTACATATTTGGCATTTATGTAATCACTAAAGTTATCTTTAACATAGTCTATAGACAATCCCCAACCTTGATATATGGCAGTAGCTAAATATGGTATGCTCTGCTGGTGCATAGATAGATTAAAGAGTTTTTCTTTATCTTCTTTACACATATTCCACGCTCCTTTGAAATCTGTACATAGATTACGAAGAAGTGAGTTTTTGTAAAAGTATAGTAAGTTATGCTCCATCATTCTTCTTTAAATAAGGAAACTATAAAATCACGTCCAGCACCCGTCCACCTTCTATCATAAATAATGCGTCCGTTATCTAATACAGTTTGCTTAACAGAAGTGTAACCTAAGTCGGCATACTTGGCATATAATAGCCATGTACCGTTTTGCTTAAACTGAACTTCCATCTTAGCTAACCGATTGTTAAGTTCTATTGCAGACCTCAAACCAACTTCCTTTGCAATCTCGCCAGCAGTATAAGTTTTAGAATCATGCACCAAGCGTTTAACATTGTCTTGTGCCTCCTTAGCTTCAAGTAACGCCTGCTGTTTTGCTTCATACTCCAAAGCCCATGCTCTTGCGGCTTCTGCCGGATTATTGAAGTTAGGCAATGTGATACCGGAAACAGCCTTCTCCTCACATGTAATGAAATACTTTCTTGCCTGCTTTCCTCGTTCATTGTTTTCAAGCATTGACAACTCCTTAGCCATTCCAATTGACAGTGCATATTCTATTTTACTAACTTGCTGATTATCAGTCTTCATAAAATTATGATGTCTGATATTCAATAAGTTACCTTGATAGTCAAAGCAAAGTACTTCAAAATCTTTTCCTTCCTCAAAATCATATCTACTGATTCTCCCTTTTATCCAATCAGCAAATTGTTGCTTGCTTTCAAGAAAAGCATGTAAATCACGTGCGTTAACCGCTTTTTGTCCGTTGTTCTCTTTAATAGGAATCAATATTCCTAAATCATTATTTTCTTTCATATTTACGATGTTTATACGGTATTAATAATAGTGAGGGAGAAGTGCACCGTAACCACTTTCAACAAAGGAGCGACCTTTATCTATCTCCCTCACTACAAATATATTAATTAATCGGGTAATATCCTAACATTTACACCATTTCCTGCGGCAGTAGAAATATTTACCGTCCAAACTTGAATGGCTTGAAGTATCTGATAACTACTTCTCATTTGAAGTAACATCTGCGACATCGTTCCTGCATTGACATTAGTCATATCCCATATACCTTGCAGAATAGTAGTTTGTTGGAACACTTGCCCACTAACCATATTTAAATAAGCTTCAATAGCCCCAGCAGTTTCTTCGGTCACCGAAGAGATTCCTTTCTGTAAGGAAGAAAGGGCTGCGTCTTTCACTCCACTACCGAACTCTATACCAAGCTGACCCATCAAGTTCTTTAAGTCCTCGTTTATCAAAGGAATTAGCTCTTTACCCAAGTCAGCTATCTGTTTGGCTTCTTCGGTGGTAATACCTACACCGCCAGCAGAGTTTTCTTCGGTAAATCTCTGAACCATAGCAAACATACTCTTCAACCGTTGTCCGACAATCTCAGAAGCAAGCGACTTGACAATCATATTTGTTATTAAATCATCAAAGCTTTCCTCTAAATTTGCCATTGTATCAGTTCCTTCCTTCCAAGCTGAAATCCAAGAATCGGCAAAGCTTTCTGCGGCAGATTTTACATCTGTACCGAGCAAAGTGTTTACTATATTAGTAGTAGCATCATCAATGGCATTCTGTAAGTCGGTAACTTGACCCTCTAATTCTATGATTTTGTCTTGGTCGCGGTTTTTCTTCTTCCGGCTCTTTTCAAGTTGAAGCTGACGTTGAACTTCTGCAAGCTGTGCCTTCTGATTTGCAATAGCTGCCTTCTGCGCTGAAATTTCAGCTTTACCCATCGACTTATCAACAGCACGTTCAAGATTCTTATAAGCGTTCTCTAATTGCTTAACTATTCTCTCACTCTTTTCAACCTCTCTTGTAATTTTCTTGTTCCCGGCATTGAATATGGCTGATACTCCTTTCCAGATACCACCAACAGCCTTTATACCACCGCTAATAAAATTGCCCGACATTATATCTTTAACTCCATCAGCAGCTTGGGCAACTCCTTGTATAGTTTCTCCTACTGTTGAGATAGTATCAGTGACACCTTCCGAAAATCCCATCTGCTCAAATATATTCCCTACAGAACTTACCATCATTCCAAGTTCTTCTATATTAGCTAATAAGTCTTTAAAAGGATTTTCGCTTTCTTTCAGCTTATCTTTTAAGTTTTTAACTTGGTTGGCAAGAGCAGCAAATGGGTTACGAGAATTTACTTCGGTCTTTAAAGCCTTAATCCGTGCTAATAGTTCTTTGTATTGGTCTATTGGCATATTAGCTTTATTAGCCTCTGCAAACTTAGTTATCTCGTCAATCATTTGATTTAAAGAGATAGTACCTATAATACTTAAGTCTTGAAACGACTTCTCCCAAGCATTGGAAGTATTCTTCCATTCCTCAAAAGCTATCTTAGTCTTTTCTTGTTCCGCACCAGTATCAACAGCAAGAGAGAGCTTTGGGGCTTTCTCGTTTATAAAGTTTTGTATTTCTTCAATCTCACTTTCTATCTCTGCTCTTACATTGGGGCTTTCGGTCACAGACAACTGCAATTCCAGCTTTGCCAAATCAGAAGTTGCCTCAGTAACTCTATTGGAGATAGAAGCTTGGTCTTCCAAACGTTTTCTTTCGACCTCTGCTATCTTATCCTCCATTTCAGCGTACTTGTCTGCAATAGACTGGAAGTTCTTGAAATCATCCAATGCAGCTTTCTTGATAGTATCGCTTAATCTTTTCTGAATATCTTCAATAGCCTTTGAAGCATCACTCTCACTCTTAACCATAGTGTCAAGAGAACTTTGCCAACTCTTAACCCTTTCATCATTAGGATTCTTATTGATTAAATCCTGCAATGTTTCTTGTTCTTCTTGGAAGGATGAAACCTTTTCCCTCAAACTATTCAATGTAGCATTAACATCAGCTTCTAACTGTTCAAGTGAAACGGGGTCATACTCAAACAAACCAGCGAACAGTGAACCGAACTGCCCAGCATTCTCTATATCCAATTCAAGCTCATAGCCTTGAAACATTCCCTCAATCTTGCGTTTTGCCAAAGCAACACTTGCAGAGTTTATAGAGATAGAATATTCAATCTCACTTTGTGCTTTCTTCCCAGCAACCAACTGTTTAGCTTCTGGCGATTTGAGGGTTTCAGCTATCTTATTATAAAACTTTGGAGCACTACCTTTATCAAAGGTAATCAAGTCGTTAATATCAACACTGACACCTTTAAACGCATTGTCAAATAAGTCTTGGTAAGCATCCTTTACCTTTTCAGTAGCATAAGTTATATTACCAGTGTCTTTTACAAGCTGCAAGAACTTCTTTTGAATATCATCTACCAACTTAATCTGTTGCTTCAATAAATCCATTTCCTCCTTCTTTGCCTTATTCATCTCTTTTTGAGTGCTAAGGTCAAGATTTAATGCAGAGGCAATTTGTCTTGCAACTTTCAAACGATTGGCAACATATTCTTTTTCTTCGGGACTTGCAGTAAGACCTTTAGATATTTCTTCTTGTTGTGCAGTAAGCGACCTATATTCCTTTTTCAATCGGTCTATATAACTCCAAATATCTTCGTCTTGCTTAATGGCAAAGCCTGCACCAGCACCACCGCCAGCTTTCTGAACAATAGAATTAACATTCTTCTGCCAGTCTTTTAACTCTACATTATACTTTTGAAGTTGTTCAGTTATCTGGTCGTACATATAAGTATTGCCAAGCTTCTTATATGCAGCTTGAAGTTCGATAAGTCTTAGCTTCTCGTTCTTCTGATTTTGTTCCAGCTTCTTATATTTCTCATTGATATTATCTATTGCTTGACCTTCTATTACACTGGAATAAGTTGGTCTATTGCTGATAATATCACTGGCTTCACGAACTTCTTGAATAGCCTTCTTTTGCTCTGTAATCGCCTTACCTAACTTGTCAATGCTTCCGGATGAACCAAATAAAGACTGAACAACTGGATTAAGCTTTTCCATTTCAGCAGTAGAACCGCCAAGATACTTCTTAGAGATAGAGTAGAATCTTGCCATATAAGTTTCACCTTTGGAAAGTCCTTTATCCAAACTTGCAACAAAGTTTCGGGTAATCTCTTGTGCATTTACTTTAGAGATACCTCCTTCTGTCATTTTCTCTATAATATTGGCAATAGCATCTTGTTGTTGTTCAGAGTACTTTTCTGTTATTACTTGATAACTCTTTTCAAGAGCTTGTGACTTTGCTTTATTATAAATAGCATCTACAACTTTATTGTAATTTTTAGCAAGTTCAGAAGCATAGTTAATCTCAGTCAACATATTGGGGAGATATGAACCATAGGTATTGTTTATCTCCTTCAAAGCATCGCTAAAATTTCTACTTCCTTTTTCCGATTCATTCAACTTCTTTACTAAAGCGTCAAAATCAGAAGTCATTTGCTGTGCATTTATAAGACCGCCAGCAGTAATACTTTCCAGTTCTTTTCTAAACTTAGTAGCATTTGTATATGCTTGATAAATGACAACTCCCAAAGTAGCTAATCCAGCAGCTACTATAGCATAAGGATTTTTTGCAACAGCAACAAGTGTACTATTTAATTTTTCAGTTGATTTATTGGCAATCTCTGTTGCTTTCGCCTTATCTCTCAATGCAGCCTTCACTATTTTCAAATATTCAGCGTACTTCTGCAAGTTTATATTAGCAGCAAGTTGTACAACGGCAGTTCCCAGTTGAACTGTTTTATAGAACCCTAAAGCAGCAGCGACAACAGTCAATATATTAGCTACACTTCGCCAATTCTCAAACAGACTTCTTACAAGAGATATGCTTCCGGTTAACATGCCTTGATTCTCCTTACCAATCTCATTTAGCATGAAGTCATAAGCATCGGTTAAGTTAGATAACTGTCCTGCTAAAGTTTCAGCTTGCTTTGCTTGGAAGTCATAGAACATACCGCCTTCATCTGTATAACGATTTAAAACTTTCATTACATCAGTAAAGGAAACCATCTTATTAGACATTCTATCCATGACATCACCTACTGAAACAATTCTTTCTTCTTGTTCAGTGTACATCTTAGCAAGCTCTGTAGTTATAGAAAGACCAGCATTAGCAAAGTCACGAGCATCCCTTGCTGTAAGAACAGTCTGTGCTCTAATCTGTCCTAAGTTGTAGGTCAGACGTTCCATAGGGACACCAAGAGCAGCACTAATATCTGCCATACGTCTTGAAACGTCTACAAGCTCTTCCGCTTCAAAATTATAGGCAGCAAGCTGTTTCGTAGCACCAGCCAAATCCAATACGGTAAATGGAGATTTTAATGCTAATTCTTGTTGTTCCCGAAATATCTGAGAACCTTTTTCAAAGTCACCAAGTACAGCACCAATCGAACGTTCAAGTAATTCATACTGACCTCTAACGTCCATAAGACTTTTTGCAAAGCCAGTTAACGCTCCTAATCCAGTATAGAACAGAACTCTTTTACCTAAGTTCTTAAATGATTCAGCTAAACTGTTATTTGCCTTTTGAAGTTGAATACCACTGGATAAAGCTTCCGCATTTTGCTTTTTCAAGTCCTCCATAGCTTTATTGACATTACGAAGCTTCATTGCATATTCTGCATCATCCGTGGAGAGATTACGTTGTACAATCTGCAAGGCTTTTAGCTTTTCAGTCCTTTCTTGAATTGACTTATTGCCCATAGCCATAGCCTTTTCGTAGCTTTGACCTCCTTGTGATATTCTACTCTTCTCCTCTTCTCTTGCTATTCTTGCTGCTAAGTTGGCAGTCTGCTGCCGGAGCAATATTTCTCTTTGAAGTAGCTTCTCCCTTTGAGCAACGTGAACATTAATTCTTGCCTCTTGCACATCAGTTTTAACAGTAGCCAATTGCTCCATATTATTCTTAATACGAGTAGTGTTTCCTTGTATTTTAGAAAATACTTCTCGCAAATTATTGGCAACTTGCAAGGCTTGGTTCATAGAATTAATGTCTACAGATACAGTCGTGGTAGCAGCTTGCGTGGCAGCAGTATTACCTTGTGCAATATTAGTTGCCCCCAAACTTTTAAGCTTGGCTTCCAACTCGGAAATCTTCGTTTCCAAAGGACGGATTTGCTGGTTAAAGCCATCAACTAAGCCCTTACCAATATTCTTACCCAATTGGTCGGCAAAGCCCTCCACACTCGCCAACTTACCTTCCAACTTGTTGGTGAAATCTTCCAGACGCTTTTCCGTCTTCTTTAGAGTTTCATCAATGCTTGATAACAAGTCCTTATCAGACATTGAAGCACTAATAACTACATCTTTATTGTCTGCCATCGCTGCTACTTTTTACTTGATTTTAGGTATAGTATCTAACACACTACGTTTAGGTGCTTGCAACTCACTTCTATCACTTTTACGTCGTTTCCAAAACTTCTCCCATATCTCTTTATCTTTGCCACGCAAATACTTGATATGGGTGCTGTCTACTGTCAAGAAAAGAACTTGTGCCATAGACAATCTATAAAGATAATCGTCATACGTAAACTGCGGAAAGCTACGTATGAAATCACCTAAATCTCCGATTTGGCTTGCCGCCATAATGTTAATTGTTCCGCTACCTTCTTCCTCATATTCGTCTGCGAAACCATAAGAGCCTTCCCCGATATGAGCACCGTAAAAACCGGTGATAAGTCGATGCTGTTAATTGCCTCAATAATGATTGCCGCCCATTGAGCAGGCTCAAATACGGAGTTGAGAATACGAGCCTTCATAAAAGCTATCAGTTTGTCATTTCTGCTCATAACTTCTATCGCACTCGCATAATCGGTTATATCATCTGGTGAGAAGAGGTGATTAACAAGAATGATTGCTACAATCTCGGAACTTACGTCCAAGTCTGTACATAGAGCGTACATCATGCTCTTATCATCCTTAATATCCTCTTCCTTTTGTAATTTCAACGCTAATTGGAAAATACGCTGGTATGAGTATGCCCTCAACCGATGCACCTTATACTGCTTATCTCCTAACTTGACAAGCGTAGGATTGTCAGTCATAATCTCTGATATTTCCCTCTTTAGCTCGTCCGGTATAATCAAATCCTTTTCTTCCATTGTCATTTGTGCATTAAAGAAAAAAGGGCAGCAGCAAACAAGCCACTGCCCTTTCTCTTGATTTATAATGGGTCTTAGCCTCCACCAGGTTCAGCCATCTTCATCTCGACCGTCTTGCCATTATCATCAACCAAAGCAGTGATAGCAATGTGCAGTTTCAACGGAGCAGTTTTCAAATCAGTACCGTCCCAATTGGTAGCAATCTTACCTTTGTAAATAACAATGTAGTCAATACCATTGTAGAACTCTAACTTGAACTGCTTGTAAACGTTGGTGAATGAAGAAGGCATTGTGTACATGCCAGTAGAAGAGGTAAACTTACCGCCTTCCATAGCGGCAATCTCTTCCGGTTTGTACTTAACCAAGTCAAATTCAATCTTGTAAGAACCAAGTGTACCCACGCTATCAAGCGGAGTATCATAGAACTCACCGTTAATAGCACTTTCACTTGCGGTTTCTTGACTGATAGACAAACCTTCCAACACACCCATAAGAGGAGTATAAGAAGCTTCTGCACCAGCCCCGACATCCGCATAGCCTAAAGACTTACATTTGTAAGTCAACAAATCTTGTGTAGCCATCTCGTCTAATTTTTAAATTATTATTTATATTGATTATAAATGAGGCGTTCATGTCCTTATGGAACACTTGACGTTTCATCGAGCCGCTACTTCTTAGGGAGCTTGTGCTCCGGTCGTCCATAGTTGGGTTCTCACCGTCCAATCCCCGATGCGCCATCGGTTGGGTTAATTTTTACTTTATTAGTACCATAAATGATTTAATATACATGAAGAACAGATTGTCGCTCTCATTATATATATCATCAGTTGACAATATACCATCAGTTGATATGTCGTATTTTTCTCCGGCTTTCTCAACTTCTGCATTTACAATGTCGGATATGCTTGTTTCATACTTTTCCAGCAAGGTGGTATCAAGCCGACCTCTTGTCTTGGGAGGAATATACATCTCAACTGTCACGCGAACGCTCGCAAAAGCATTCAAGTTGAACTGGCTCTTATCCTTAATTTCTCCCAGACGGATAACCATGAAACCGCCAGCGTTTATCTCCTCTTCCAGCTTGGTAGGCATTTCCATCGGATAGATGTACTTTGTAACCTTATCTATGAAGAGAGAGTAAACATATTGGTATATCGGCATTCGCCTTGCATCAATAGCACTCATATCCCTATTGGGCGTTTATATCCAAGCTTACACTTGAACAACTTGACGTTTCATCGAGCCACTACTTCTTAGGGAGCTTGTGCCCCGGTCGTCCATAGTTGGGTTCTCACCGTCCAATCCCCGATACGCCATCGGTTGGGTTAATACTATTTTAAATCTCTCTGCGTAGCTTGGTTTTCGCTACATTGGCATTTATGTACTAAGTGTCACTTTGTATATAAGTGCCTTATATTGTTTTAACAGTTGCCTTCCCTGCAAAATCTTCCTTAATATCGTCATATATGGTTGATAACACCTCAAACCTTCGTCTTGGATTTCCAGTATTTCCTCCTTCCAATATAGGAGCATAAGGCACTGTTGCTGCCAGCACCAAATCCCATCCTATATAAGTGGCAGGAGTATAGTTTGCCAAGAACTCGTCAGCAAGCTTTCTTCCATCTATCAGCTTGCCATGATACTTTGAGTTTTTAGTTGCCATCTGATACGGATACAAGTAGCCGCTCCCCTTCAAATTGCCTTGATAGAACACAGCCCAAATATAACTATCAGCCAAGTTGTAAGTCTGGTCGGTAAATCCGCTTTCAGAATATGCTTTCTTCAACAATTCGGGTGCATAGGCTATTAGTCGCTGGGTTTGCTCGCCAGCAAGTCTGTCAAACAGTTCTTGCCGAACCCTTTTCAAACCACTCAAATCAACTTTTACTTTTATCGCCATCCACCTTTTCTATTTGCATATATAGTTATAGCACCTAACATAGAAGGTATGCTGTTATCAACTTGCATCTTAATTTGCTCTCCCATAACATCACATTCTATCCAGTCTTCATTACGTACTGGATTAATATACTTCCCGTCCTCTCCTTTTATCAAAGGAATAGAAACAACGTAGTCGCTTGTTTGAGCGGTCGAACCGGATTCAGCAACAGAAAGATTCACGTCCATTACTCCTTCGTAGACGGTATCTTCTTCATCGTCGCCCATAGAACTTTCGATGATTCTGTATATACGTCCCGAAAAAGGAAATTCTTCTATGTCACTGAATGAAATCATATCACATCTATAATTTTCAAGAGTTTAATCTTTGGACGAGCAGAGATAAGAACCTCGTAATTAGGGTCATTGTATCTCTTATATATGCCCAAAGCATAACTTATTTTATTACTCTGATAGATGTCCGTCTCTGACCCAACTGTACGCTGGAAGTTATTATGAGAGGCAGATTGAGATGCTGTACTTGAAGGGCTTAACAACACTGCGGTAAATATTATATCGGCAGTCATTAAATCCTTTTGTTCTTGGGTCAACGTCATAGCATCCTCGTTTACATCTGTGATGCCGCGGTCAAGAGCAATTCTCATAAATGTATTCTCCTCAAACGAATACCGACAAGATGAAGAAAGCCATTCAAGTATAGTCATATATAACCCTCCAAGTTTAAGAACCAGCAGACGTAGTATCAACAACAATGTGTTCCATAAACTCGGTCAGCACTGGCATATAACGACCGATAGCATCAGTATGATATGCCTTGTAGATACCGTTAGGAACTACCTTGTTGATAATATAAATCAAGTCATTCTGTGCAGAAGCGATTGAATAGTCAATCGTCTTGTTTGCTTCACGCTGCAACAAGATAACATCGGCAACATCAGAATGAACAACCTTACCAGCAAAGCCAATAGGACGCAGAACTGCTACACCTTGTTTCCAGCCTTGTACAGTCTTAATCGTCTTGATGTCTTGTACCACTTGTTCCTCTTTCACAATGCGGATAGGAGAAATCTTAGATACAGAAGAACGAGAATACTGAATAAGCTGCTCCCAAGAAATGATGTTAGTATCAATGCCGGAAGCACCATTAGTAACAACAATAACTTTATCGGGCGCATACAAGCGAATCCAACGGTTAACTTCTTCCTTGAAGTATTTGTTGTTCAACAAGTGAGTGATAACCATGTCATACGGCAAATCCCATTCCATTGTACCAGTAAATCCAGTACGGTCACGGAAATCTTCCTCAATCTTTGCCATTTGTTCCGGAATGTTAGCTTCTGCGTTCGTCCATACTTCCTTACCAGCCTTAACAAAGTTTTCAGTAGGCACATACTTCGGGAACTCATGTACGACACCGGACATACCACGAGAATCAGCATTGCTGTACTGACCTCCCTTAGACAAAGCTTGTGCGGCAATGTTAGAAAGACGGTAGTTGTGTGTCTTAATCAAGTCAGCAACACCACGTACATAACCTTCCAACAAAGTAGCATTAGCTTCACCAAGTTCATTCAAGCGTGCTTTCAATTCCTCTTTTGAAAGAGAAGTTTCAAACAAGCCTTTACCGAACTGAGGGATAGTACCAGTTCTCTGTTCCCAGCCTTCGTTATCCATCTGAGCAACTTCACTCAACGGTGTCATTGCATCAGCCATCGGAACGGGGCGGCGAGTAACATTATAGATAGTATAAGCAGGGTCAAGCTTCGGGCGGCTCATGTCAATAGGGTACTTACCACCATCAACAGTGAAGTGTTCCTGCCAAAAGAACTGGTTTGCATCCATGACGATTTTCTCGTCAACGAGCGTCTGAATAAATGCGCTCGTACCGTCAGAGTTTACCAATCCTCTTTGATAGAGTTGGTTTACTAACTCGTCGGGATTAAATTGATATTTATATGCGTTTGCCATAATTCTACTCCTTTCCTTTAGATTTCAAATACACCTTCGATGTAGTTGCGGTTCTTAGCCAATACATACTTCGGAAGCGGTTGCATACGTTCAACAAATGCACGCTTGCCATAAACAGTGTTGATGTTGTGCTGAACATCTGTAACTCCCCAGCGACCATCAGTCGGAGCGAACTGTGTATCTACTTCGATGAAGGTATTCGGGTTTTTAACCAACACAGTAGCGTCGGCAGCAGCAGCAGTTGCAACGTCACCATTGCTATCAGCAGCTTCAACCAAAATATCATCAGTAGTCAGAGCACCGATTGCAGTGTCAACAGTAAGAATAAACTGCTTGTTCTCTTCATCGAACTCAACAGATGTAACCTTACCAGACTGTCCCGCAGTTTCAACTGTATCGGGAGCTTTCATAAGTACATTGCCTACTTCGGGAATGTGAGAATAGCCAGAACCATCTACATACAGAGTAGTGTCTGTGCCAGCAGTAGTAGCCTTTGCCACCTTAAACGTTTTCAGAAGGAAACCCGGTTTCCACAATCTGTATTCGTACAAGTCAGCCGCAAAAGCATAGCCAAAACCCTTATACGGGTTTGCAATGGTAGAGCCATAGAGAACATTGGAACGTTCCTCGTGATTGGCGTCCTTCCACCATACGAACTTGCCACCTCTAAATTGTTTAGCGGAAGCAAAAAAGGTTTCTAAATTAAATTGTGCCATTTTTTTTAATATTTAAAGGGCGTTTATATCCAAGCTTACACTTGAATAATTTGACGTTTCATCGAACCGCTACTTCTTAGGGAGCTTGCGCCCCGGTCGTCCATAGTTGGGTTCTCACCGTCCAATCCCCGATACGCCATCGGTTGGGTTAATATTATTTTTAGGTGTAGCTTGGTTTTCGCTACATTGGCATTAGGTTATATACTAAGTGTCACTTTGTATATAAGTGCCATTTAAAGTTTGACGGGTTTTATGGCAGCAAGGTAGTCTTCCATTGCTGTTTTCTTTCCGTCCGGAGATAATGGTGTAATATCACCAATAGAGCTTCTGAATATATCTTGATAATCTTTCAGCAGTCTTTCTGCCTCGGCATTAACATCAGCATCAATTGCGATATTCTGCTTACCAAGATAGTTACGAAAAGATTCATGTAAATCTTCCCTCACCTTAGACTTGGCTGTATCGTATATCTGATTGCGAACAGACTTCGTTTTCTCTTGCAATTCAAACTTTTCCAGCCTATCAAGTTTCTCTTTGTACTCGGCAGGCAACTCAAATTTCGGAGGCTCTTGATTGCCTTCTCCACCATCATTACCTTTTTCAGCCTTTTTCTTCCATTCTTCAATCTGAGATTTATATTCAGCTTCCTTAGCTTCAAATCCCTTAGTCGCTTCTGAGAATGCGTTCTTTCTTGCATGTCCGCTACTTTCAACTGAAATATTCAATGCGGCTACTAAGCCAGCATCTTCAATCGGAGCATCCTTGTAAGCTTCTGCAAATTTCTCAGAGAACTTATCTCTGAATGTTTCACTCAAATCAAAATTACGTTCTTCGCAAATCTGATTAACTTTAGATAAAACTTCTTCTTTTTGTGCCATTGTTCGTCAATGATTTTATTGGGCGTTCATGTCCTTGTGGGACACTTGACGTTTCATCGAGCCGCTACTTCTTAGGGAGCTTGTGCTCCGGTCGTCCATAGTTGGGTTCTCACCGTCCAATCCCCGATGCGCCATCGGTTGGGTTAATAATCACGATTTCTATAACTTGGTTTTCGTTATATTCTGATTTTGCATCAGTCTTTTTTTATTTTGAACAAAAATAAATAGCTTTTTCATTACTCATACTGTGGTTATCGAAAAAGTAGCATATTTATTTTAAGGTATGTAGCTTGTTTTTCGATAAGTGGCATATATCGAAGCTTAGATTGCGTATTTTTGTAGAAAAAAAGAGAACGGTATTTATCTACAAAGTATCACTTAGCTTTTTATAAACAAATGCCAATGTAGCGATAACCAAGCTACACCTAAAAAATAGTATTAACCCAACCGATGGCGCATCGGGGATTGGACGGTGAGAACCCAACTATGGACGACCGGGGCACAAGCTCCCTAAGAAGTAGCGGCTCGATGAAACGTCAAGTTGTTCAAGTGTAAGCTTGGATATAAGCGCCTAAAGAACCATTATGAGCGAGAAAATACAGAAAGACAAAATTGTTAGTCCATTGCCGGGTTGCCAATATGAAGCCATCCGAAGCAATGCTGACTATGTTGTACTTACTGGTTCCGGTGGCGGTGGAAAAAGTTTTACATTAGGTTATGCTCCAATTTCATATCTATATGAAAACCAAGGAGCAAAAGCTGTATGGTTCATGCGTAATGTTGGCGACTTTTTTGACGCTGGTAAAGTAGTGGATGGTCTTAAAGAAATATATCCGCTTATTGATAGACGTTTCAGAATACAACCAAGAGAACCTATTGGAGAAGTCATTAAGGTTCAAGACGATATGGGTGTGAAGTTTTTCAATAGCTCTGAAATTAAATTCCAGCAGTTAAATAATGAAAGTCCTACTGTAATAGATAAGATATTCAAAGGATTACAATTCAAGAAGGCTATCTTTGAGGAATGCAATAAATTTGAATGGAGGACTATTTCTACTTGTCAAACCCGTCTGCGTGCAAACACTAAGGGTAAAGCTCAAATATATCTTGCTCAAAATCCGGAACGTGAATGCTTCATACGTAAGCTATGTGGCTGTGGCAAGAATGGTGGTGGATGGATTGGAGATGATGGAAAACCCATTAAAGAAATGAATGGAGTTGTTCGGTTCTTCCACATTGTAAAGGGTAACTTGGATGAAGTCTATTGGGGAAATACTAAGGAAGAGGTTTATTCTAAATGCAAAGACATTATAGATAACCTTTTGCAGATTGACCCGGATATGTCTTATGAGGACTTTATTATGAGCATGGTATTCTTTACTTTTGATGTGAGGGATAACCAAGCTATGCTTAAAGCAAACAAAGGTTATCGCGCTATGGCTGCAACATCTGTGCTTGCAGATTCAATGTATGAACCTAATTGGAATTTCTCTATACAAGACGAAAAAGAAGAAGAAGAAGAAGATAATCTTTCCGAAGTGACAGAGGATGATATTCTCAATATGTTTACTCATGTTTCTCCATGTAAATGCAAGAAGGAGCGTATTACTGTGGATATGGCAACTACTGGAGAAGACAACTTTGTGATGAAGCATTGGGTAGGTTTCCATTGTGACGATATACAATATTGCATGAAAAACTCCAATCTTGAAGCTGTAAAGATGATTAAGCAGTTTATGGTTAAGCATGGATTGACTGATAAAGAGCTAATCATTGATGTGCAAGGTAACGGTTTCTTAAAAGAGATTTTCAATCTTGTATCAGCAAATGGTGGAGGTGTCGCATTCTCCGGAGCGATTGCCGCAACTGCTAAGGGAAAGAAGTTGTATGAAAGATTTAAGGATGAAGCAGCCCACCTTGCTACCCAAATGATAAAGGCTGGATTGATAACCTATGACAGACAGCTTGCTAAAATGAGATATACACATCAGAAGCTAAAACGTGAAGGTTCTACTACTGTCTTAAAGCAAATGCAGTTTGAGAGTAGAATATTCAAATTTAAACGCTTGCCTTCGGGACGAATACAGTTTGAAGGAAAGAAGGAACAACATGCTCTGATAAAAGGCTTTTCTCCCGACCTTACAGACAACATCATTATGCTTTGTGGGGGATTGTGTTATGACTGTTATAGGGAATTGGCTGGTGCTACTGGTGGAGAATTAAGAAGGAAATTATCTCTTGAAGATATAATGAACCAAGTAAATGGTACTGCACAACCAACAAGGGAAAGAGGAAAGATTACTAATTCAGATAAGATATTGAAAATTTTAAGCAGCATATAAAATGATAACGAGAAAAAACATTGATTGGTATTTGTCAGAACCAACGCGACTGTTGTTGAAGAAGCCTTTTACGAGAGGTGGAAAATTTCAGTCGTGCAAAACTTATATTGGTGATGTTACACTTAACCAAAAAACAACTGCCCAGTTGAGCGACTTGACATTGCGAGAGGTTTCACAAGACCTCTATCTGAGAGAGTACGACCCTTCTCTACACAATATAAAGTATAATAATTCAATTCCTAAGATTGCAGTCAGAGTTGGAGATACTGATATAGTCATAGATGAACTTGTGCTGACAGTTTCTTTGCAAAAGAATATTCATGCGGCACATGTTCTTCATCTCACTGCTAATCCTATTTCTTTTACTCTCTGTAATATAGAGAAGAATGATACCATCAGTAAGAAGTTTCAGAACTTTAAGCTGGAATGGAACATGAGAAATATGGAGCAAATCAAGTACGAACTAATATCCAAGCAAAAGAAAGTTGGCGATGCTGGCGTACTATTCAAATATGACCCTATAAAGAAAAAGGGAACAGTTAAAGTCTATTCCTATGATGATGGATATTCAGTCATACCTAACTATAATGAATATGGAGAAGAAATTTCACGCTCCTTGTTTTATAAGATAGATGATTTGACAGAAGTCATTGATACATTTGATGATAAGTACCTTTATCGTTCAATACGAAGCAAAGAAGGAGAGCCTACCAATAATGGATGGGTTACTGAAAGGATTCTTCATGGGTTTAGCCGTAATCCTCTTGTCTACCATAGAGGCAAAGTAGCTTGGGAATATTCTCAAAGTATAATTGAGATAATTGAATTGCTTACAAATATACATGCTGTGACATTAAAGCGGTTTGGTACTTGGGGATTAGTCTTAAAAGGGGAAATGAATGAAGACAGTTTCAAGCGAGATAACGGCACATTAGTTATCAATCTCCCGGCAGACGAAGGTTCAAGCTACAAGACAGAAGCAAAGACTTTGGAGTTCCCAGAGCCGGAAAGTATGATTGCTTATCTGGAATATTTGCTGGAACAAGTTTCAATTGCTTCATCTGTCAGCTTTATCACTCCAAAGGATATCACTAATACTGGAAGCGGTGGCAACGGTATTGCATTGTCTATGCGTAATGATATTGCACTGGCTACTCAAAGTGTTGCCGATTGGTCTGATTCTATCAATGAAATAACCTATCTTTTCCAAGAGATGTTAGGATTGGAAGAAGACCAGACGAATGCTTATACAGATTTGAAAATTAAAGCCAAACTGAATATTTGGAGCATGGAAACCAACAATACTAAGATTACCAACTTAGCTATGGAATCTAAATGGATTTCCCGACAAACATTGATTGAAGAATCTCCGTCTTCTGCACCAGATGAACTTGACCGAGTAGAAAAAGAAAAGAAGCAAGAAGAAGAAGATGCTATCAAGCAAGCTGAAAAAGCTGAACGGATAAGCAAGAACAACAATACAGAGATTATCGAAACTCCTAATAAAACTACTTACAGTAGCAACGTTTAAAATAACAATATCATGGATTGGACGCAGATTTTAGTATCAATACTTGGAGGAGGAGGTTTCTTAGGTGGAATAGTTTCACTTGTAAATATGAAACCTTCTCGCAAGAAAGCGATGGCAGAGGCTCGGACAGTTGAGATTACGAACCTTGAAAAGTCAATATCAATAATGGAGAAAAGCTACAGTAACATACAGACGTATGTGAACAAGGAAGTAACCCGTATTGAAAACGACCTTTCAGAACTGAAAAAAAAGTATGAAGAAAAAGTTATCTCTATACGGCAAGCATACATTTGCAAAGTACCAAGCGAAGAATGTCCGGTGCTGTTAAAGCAAGCAAAGTTTGATATGGCACATGAATGTGAAGAATGTAGAGGCTGTGAAAAAAATGAAAAGAAGGAGGACTGAAAATGAATATAAAGAACTATTTCAATATCAAAGAGCTTGTATGCAAGCATGTATATAACAAGTTTGGAGAAATGGCTTGGACGTTTTTTGACCCACGATTGCTTGAAACAATATGCGTCATACGAGAAAAGCTTGGTAAGCCTATAACTGTCAATACTTGGCATTCGGGAGGAGGTCTAACGCAAAGAGGACTTCGTTGTAATGTATGCCAATTAGTAGCTGAAAAGACCCGATTGGAGAAGGTATATGTATCTGCACATCTGCAAGGAACTGCACTGGACTTTGATGTGAAGGGAATGACCGCCTTGGAAGTTCGTAATTGGATTAAGGCAAATCAGATACTTCTTCCTTATCCGGTACGCTTGGAACAAGATGTCACTTGGGTACACTTAGATGTACGTACTGATGGAAGTAATGGCAAAGTAACCTATTTCAAAGGATGAAAAAGGTTCTTCTCCTAATAATCCTTTTGCCTCTTTTGTTTTCATGCCGAACTGCAAAAGACTTGGAGAAAAATACAGAAATAAAAGAGATTATCAAAGAACGGCATGACACTTTAATGGTACACACAAGAGATAGTATCTATTTTTCTGTTATTCAAAAAGGCGATACTGTTTTTAATACTAAGTATATTGAAAAAATCAAGTACATAGACAGAACAGTCATACAGAATGATACTATATATCAAGAGAAAGAAGTCATTAAGGAGAAAGAAGTCATTAAGAAGCATGTTCCATCATGGTGCTGGTGGCTTTTACTAATTAATGCAGCAATCATAGGAATAATCGGAATTAAATACTACGTAAAATGGCGAACGAAGTAAACCCTATACTGAATATATACAATGAAGATGGCACTCCCTTCCACGACATCAGTTTGAGAAAACACACTTTTTCAACTATTGTTATGTCGTTAAATGACAAGATAGAAGGAGAGTTTTATTATAAAGACAATTCACTTTCGTTTACTCTGCAAGAATATGTAGAGTATAAAGGAATAAAGTACATTCTTAAAAATCCTCCCGTAGTTGTTAGAAAAGGAATGACTTCGGAAAACAGCGAGGCAAAGGGAATGACTAAATATAGTTGTACTTTCTACCATGAAATGATTGAATTGTACAACATTCCCTTTACTGACATTGCTATTAGTAGCAGTGAGGAAAGTTATCGCAGCGAAAAACGGACTTTCTCGTGGATTGGTACATTAAGCATGTTCGTTCAAAAAATTAACTCATGTCTTGTCGGAACTAAATGGACTTGCAAGTTACAGCCAACATTTGTAGATGATGGGACAATGAGTGATGTGTTATCATTCAGCAATCAATTTATTTCAGACGTTTGCAAGACTGCATACGAAACATGGAAAGTCCCATTTGTAGTTGATGGATATACTATTTGGTTTGGCAAGCCATCTAAGGAAATACTTGACAATGAAAACAAGCCATACATATTCAAATTCGGACAAGGTGTAGGACTGAAAAACAACGATTGCACACCAAAGAATAATAAGGTCATTACTCGTATTGCTGGATATGGTAGCAACATTAATATTCCGTATGGCTATCCTATAATTACAAATGCAGACGGAAATCGCATTGAGCACCCATATACTCGTGACACGTTAATGCCATCAGTATATGTAGAGGCAGTTAGAAATAAAGTCTTGTTTGGTTCTAAAGAACCTCTCATTGACTACTATGACGCAGATAGCAGCTATCCTACTCCTATCAATCCTCTTGCACCAGTATTCCATATCCAAGAATTTTCCAGCATACAACCTACTATTGAAGGTATGACATACAAGGGACAAGCTATTGACTTGTTCAAAGAAGTAATAGTACCAGAAGGTGGCTGGGATGATTATATTGACCCCGAAACGGGAGAGGTTAGACAGTCGTATTTTGATGTGACGCTTTATCCTCTTGGCTTTGACTTATATGCACAAGCAGCAGTTACAAGCGGAATGACCTTCTCCATGAAGTCTGGTGACACATTAGGAGCTAACTACGAGGTAGCCGTAGATTGGGAAGATGTAAAAAAGAACTTCTATGTAACTGATGAAGCTGGAAACATTGTATTCAAACCAAATGGAGAACAGAGGGACTATGCTAAATATCCAGACAGTACAGACCAAGCTATTACTATTAAACTGACAAAGGACTTAGATACATTTGGTACGATAATGCCAAGCAAGTTTCAGCAAGTTAAAACTGGCGACAAGTTTGTCATATTGCACATTGAAATGCCACAAGCATATATAGACAAGGCACAAGAACGTTTGGACGTCGCCATGAAAAGATATATGCTTGAAAATAATATGCCTTTGTATGACTATCCTTTGAGCTTCGACGAACACTTCTTGGAAACAAACCAAGCAATTCTTGCGCAGATTAAGCCTAATACTATTGTCAGATTCTTGTATAAAGACAATGAGGACGCTATGGAATTATCTGTGAAGGAAATGTCAATCCAATATGGTACAAATCCGCTTCCGACCTATAATATTACCTTAACGGACGAAGTGTCTATTGTACTGAATCAGATAGGACAGATAGCTGATGGGCTTAGCAAGTTAGGAAGCCAAGTAGCACAGTTACAAGCTATTTATGGACTTGACATTGTAGGCGAACTGAACAAAAAACTCAGCAGAGTTAAAGATGATACCGCACAAGGAATGATAACTTTCTTGCGTGGATTGAAAGTCGGTAGCTTTGTAACCGGAAGTACGGGCGGTATATTCTATGCAGATACAGACGGAAAATCACATGCAGAGCTTGATTATCTGACAGTAAGAATGAAAGCCATGTTCTATGCTTTGGAGATTATCAAGACCGGAGTTATCGGAGGTCGCCAAATGATTACTCCCGGTGGTGCAATCGAATGTATCAAGATAGAAGATAGAAATGATATACTTGACGAAGAAGGTAACAAGACTGGCGAAAATGTTTGGGACTATTGGAGATGTTACTTCTATCAAGATGATGGTACAGAAGCGTTAGATAATCGTTTCCGCGCTGGGGATATGGCTTTAGCACAAGACTTCAATATTAAGGAGGGAGTTTATGAGAATGTGTCAAATCATTACTTTTGGCGTTTAGTCGTAAACGTAGGAACTAATTACATTGACATCTCAAAAACTGATGCTGATGCAGCCAGTGATGCACCACGAGTAGGAGATACCATTTGCCAATTAGGTAATAAGACCTTTGTTGATGCAAATGGTGTTACTCATGTAGAGGACAAGACAAGACAGAATGCAATTATCTTTAGTGCAGTTGACACTTTCTCACCAAGTATGACTTTATATGCTGGCATAAACAGCTATTCATACCTCAACAAAGAGTATGTGTCCTATGGTGTTGATAAGACCACAAATCTCGCTTATATGAACGTCTATGGCAACTCTTATATCGGAGCAAGAGATAAGAGCAGCTATATGAAGTTTGATACGGTAACTGGTGTTGAGATAAAAGGTAAACTTGTAACTAAATCCGGCAAAGACGTTGAGGAAACATTCAACAGCTTTCAAGACCAGATAGATGGAGTAAAGGAAACTTGGTACGGAGAATATACACCAACTCTTACTAATCAGCCAGCAGTTGATTGGAACACAGAAGCTTTGAAAAAACGGCATGAAGGTGATGTATTTACCAATATCCAAGAATATGTCGATGATGAAACTACTCCCGATGCAGGCAAATCATGGAGATGGGTAAAGACGGGAGATACATGGGGATGGAAGCAGATTGCAGATAATGACACTTCAAAGGCTTATCTTGAAGCAGCTAAAGCTCAAAAGGCGGCAGAAGAAGCTAAGAAAGAAGCCAATGACGCAAAGCAGACTGTAACCAATATGAAAGACTTCACAGACGAAGCCTTTAAAGACGGTATTGTTGACAGACAAGAAGCTGCTGCGATTGAGAAATATTTGAACTCAATTAAATCAATACAGAAGAGCGTAGCTGAATCTTATTCTAAGGTTTATGGTAATCCTTTATTGTCCGGTACTGCTAAGGTAGAACTAAAAACCGCTTATGATGGATTTAATGTGGCAACTACCGAGCTTATTACTGCTATTGATGATGCCATAGCTGACGGAGTAGCTACCTCAACGGAAGTCGCTTTGGTAGATGGTAGGTACGACACCTTCAATACCAAATATGGAGATTTTATAGCTTATTTGAATGCAGCCAACAACTTTATCCAAGACAAAATAAACACTTCGGCAGAAGATGCAAAGAAAGCTGCGGAAGAGGCTCAAAAGGCGGCAGATGCAGCCAAAGCAGAAGCGGAAGCAGCAAAGCAAAGATTGGATAAGTGGGCAGAAGATGGGGTTATATCTCCTACTGAAAAGCAAGCTATTAAAGACGAAATAGTTCGTATAGACGCTGACAAGACTAATATTACAGCAGGATATACTTTGTATTCATTGGGTAGCCCTACGGGTTATCTAAATGCTCATAGCAATTATCGTGCAGTGTTGGTTACATTATCTGCTTCTACTCCCGAAAATATAACTATACCTTCTGACTTCGCTTCAAAGCAATCTGCATACTACAATCAAAGAACGGCAGCTTTGAATGCCATCAGTGACGCAGCTAAGGCGGCAGTAGATACCGTTAAAAAAGACTTGGCTGGTTATGAATATCTAAAGAAAGCGTGGAAAGAGAGTACCACAATCGAAGGTGGTGTTATTCAGAATGCGTTAAACATGCTGGGATATACTGACCCGGTAGCTGGATTTAAAGTAATGTCCGGTATGAATGGTGTCTATGATGCTACTAAGGTCGGTGGAGGTATTGCTTCTTGGTATGGAGGTTCTATGAAGGATAGAGCAGATTATACAGAAGCAAACATGCCATCAGATGTAGCAAAGGCTATCATTCGTATGGATGGCTCTGGCTACCTTGCAAGCGGTGCTGTATGGTGGGGGACTGATGGTGTTTTCCATGCTGACCCACAATCATTCATCATCAAAGAAAATCAGCTTGGCGACTATGTTTCTCTATTCCAGATTGTATATCGTTCTGGAACTCCGAAGACTATTAGCTACATGATACCACAATATCCAATGCAGAAATTGACAGTTTCCGACTACATCGAAATAGGAACAACTGGGTATCGCATTGGAGTGGATAGTGCCAATAATGCTATTAAAGTCTACAAAGAAGATGGCTCGGCTGTTAACTTCTACGCAAGCGGTGCTGTATCTGCAAAAGGTATCAGTTCCGGTAGTGGCGGTGGAGGAGGCGGTCTTATTGACACCGTTTATGGATATTCAAGTTTAGGTGGCACTTTTGCTGATTCAACATTATCAGACACCTTCAATGCATACACTATCAACAAGTTGGCAAGTAGAATTACTGAACTTGAAAAGAATGGTGGTGAAGGTGCTGGTATTGCTGGTATTAAAGTTAACGACGAAACTTATGTGCCGGATGCAAACAAGTATATCACTTTGCCGGATTATCCGACTATAACCGCAGCGAAGAACTTAGAAACATACTCTAAAATAACCTCCTCTACTGCGATAGATACCCTATCTACATTTACAGCATCTAAAACCTCTGTATGGGAAAGCGACGGTAAAGCTGCTCATGGTACAATAGGAATATATGATACTATATTAAATGTCGGAAGTATCGTTGAAAGATTATTTCAACTAAGAGCGTCTAAAGCGACTGATAATTTATATTTCCGAGGAGTAAACGATAGTTCTTTCAGAACTTGGTACAAAATACTGCACGAAGGTAACTACGCCTCTGCATTAGACAGTAAATATCTAAAACTTTCTGGTGGAACATTGACGGGGACACTAACGGTCGGAAATACTTCAACTTCTGCTACAGTAGTTACCGTTAAATCAAGTAATGCAACTGGAACTTATATTCAATTTGTAAATGGTACAACACCTACAGCTGAAGTAGGATATTATGCGACTTTCGGAGCTTACCTATACAATGATAAACTTAGTAGCCATCCTACATTATGCTTAGGAATGACTGATAATGTAGCTAATGGCATAGTATTTAGATATAGTGATGCAAACTACAAAATACTGCACGAAGGTAACTACGCCTCTGCATTAGACAGTAAATATCTAAAACTTTCTGGTGGAACATTGACGGGGACACTAACGGTCGGAAATACTTCAACTTCTGCTACAGTAGTTACCGTTAAATCAAGTAATGCAACTGGAACTTATATTCAATTTGTAAATGGTACAACACCTACAGCTGAAGTAGGATATTATGCGACTTTCGGAGCTTACCTATACAATGATAAACTTAGTAGCCATCCTACATTATGCTTAGGAATGACTGATAATGTAGCTAATGGCATAGTATTTAGATATAGTGATGCAAACTACAATATATTGCATGCTGGCAATTACAAAAGTTATGCTATACCATATAGATTTACTGAATGGTCTGATACAAGAAGCGTAAATCATGTGCCTAATGACTATAATAATTTATTTATTATGAGAGGCATTAAGAATTTAACTACTATTGGGCTTTCAGATGGTGGAAATTATGGAACTGTATGGGGATGGAGAGGATGGTCGAATAGCAGTGGAGGGAATGCTTGGGAAATAGCTTCAACTAATGAAGATTTATATACTCGTCACGGAGAAACTACTTCTTGGACTTCTTGGGCAAAGATACTTAATAGCTCCAATTACCAGAACTATCCAAATACAAAAGTAGGAGTTAGCACCATTTGGCTATACCCAGAAAATAATAATAAGATTAACTTTGGAGGTACATATACAGATAATAGTAATATCTACTTTGGATATACTTCAAAAGATAATAGACCAAGACCTACTGAATATCATTTTGGGCAAAATGATGCAAGTTTACATGGGAAATATTTCCAGTCACATATACCTACTGGCACACAGCCGTTTCAGTGTGTATCTACTACTACATGTACGAATTTGAATGCGGATATGGTAGACGGATATCATTCTAATGATTTAACTAAAAGGGTGTTTATCGCTGGAATACCCGGAGGTGCAGGTTCTAAATGGATAAGAATTGGTGTTTTAAAATATCCGATTGCAGATGATTCTAACACTGTAATGATAACTATATCGAATTCTTATTCATATTCAATGAATAGGTCTGTAACTTTTATAATATCATTGACACATCATGCAAGTAAACCTATAATAACACAATTGAATGGTTATCCTGCTCCATTTACAGCAGTAAGAATTTTAGCTCCCAAAGACAGTAATGGAAGTTATACATATGGTGATAGATATGTAGACATATCCTATTCTACTTCAACTATAAGTGGAGCAAACAATATTATTTATTTAACTGCTATAAATCTTAATTATAATGGTTCGTATCATTTTGTTCCCAATAAAAGTTTTGTAGATGGGTCAACTATTCCTTCTAATTATGGTGAAATATGGAATTTTCCTTTTACTACTGGCTTAGGTAGTAATGCTAATATATATTCACAAGATGGTTTGATTGAGGGAGGGACTTTAAAACTAAGTTCTACAAGTACTTTTGGTGAAACTGCAACTTTTAATGGTGGAATGTATTCTGGTAATATCTTTCCGTTAAGCAATAATAATTACAGAATAGGTTCATCTAGCAATAGATTTATAGATGCGTATATTCAAGCTTGGGTCTATGCTAATTCTGGTCTTTATATGAATCCATCTGGTATAACCCAAAATGGTTCTTATTTGGAACTTTCAAGCGGTGGAAATGGGATTATTATAGCTGGAGGCACTGATTTTTATGTTAATAATAGAGGTGCAAGTTATGGCGGTAGGTCTGTTCCTAAAAAATGGTATTGGCTGGCAGGAAGCAGTTCATCTTGGGCAAATATGGAATTTGGAGATTGTACCCTGCATGGTTGGATAAATAGCACGGGAATATCTGCAAGTGGCGCTAATTCTTTTAATGTAGGAGCAAGGTTCTCAAATACGAGCGATGATAGTATTGAAATCGTTGGAGGTAATTATACAATGGGACTTGGCTGTCATTCAAACGGGTCTTGGTATTGGTGGAGAGGTACTGCTAATCCGACAAGTGCTACAAATAAATCGTATGTTATGCAATATGATGGTATCACATGGGCTTTTACTGGAAGTATTACTGCTACGGCTGCAATCACCGCTAAAGCTACTTCTGACTTTAGATTAAAAGAGAATTACGATGGGCTTATAGATTACCGAGAAAGACTACTAAAACTTGGCAGAGTTTATGACTATAATTATAACAAAAAAGCATTGGATTTATACCAAGATAGGATAGACAATAAACGTCATACCGGACTTGTATATCAAAATGCGGTGAAAGCTGGTATCACAAATTTCTGTCACGAAAAGGATGAATATGGATATGGTAGCTTGAATTATTTATCTCCCGACCTTATCGCAACAATCATTGGTTCTGTGCAAGCCAATATCCTTTCTATCCGTCTTGTTGAATCAGAGCAAGAACGAATGAGAAAGGAATTGGAACATGCTAAATCAGAGATTAATAGGCTTAAAGGCTTAGTTGCCTCTTTACAGAACTAAGTTCTTTTTCTAAGGTAGCTATCTTCTTTTTGAGGGTAGCTACCTCATTATCTACTTGCTGAATACCTCGCCATAATACGGGTATTAAACGTTCGTATTGTATTACATAATAATCTTTAAAACAGTTACTTACCCATTGGCTATATCCATTTATATTTAAGTGCCGAAAACCCATAGGTCTTTAGCCTATGGGATGTAAGGCACTAACCTTGTTGTTCAATATATTTCCTAATTGTTTCTGGACTTGCTTCTCCTATTGAGCAACAGAAATATCCATCACTCCATAATGTGCGTTCAACCCAAAACTCTTTTCTCAACTTACTCTCAAATAGTTTCCAAGCGAATATCGTACTCTCTTGCTTGAGTTTTCTAACAATAGATGTTACTGATATGTTCGGTGGATAGTTGATGAGAAAATGGATGTGGTCTTTGTCTGACTCCATTATTTCAATATCAAAATCAGACTTTTCTGCGATACCCTTTAAAATACATTTGATAGTATCATTGAATTTGCCTACGAGCAACTTCTTTCTGTACTTAATGCAGAATATCAAATGACACTTCAAGTAATATTTGTGTCGGTTACTATGCTCATAATCACTCCTCATACTACAAAATTAACGAAAATATTTCACTTTTACAAAACATTTCTTGTTTTTGCAAATACTTATATGTATATTTGCACTATGATTAAGACGATAAATAGAACATACAGATTTAGGATATATCCAAATGCTTCCCAAATGGAATTGTTGGCGAAGCACTTCGGCTGTACTCGCTTTGTCTATAACTATTTCCTTAATCAAAGGCAAGAGCAATATAAAGAGGAAGGAGAGAGTGATAACTACTATGCTCAGGCAAAGGCTTTAACTGAATTAAAGAAAAAAGAAGAAACCGCTTGGCTTAAAGAAGTAAACTCTCAAACACTTCAATTTGCTTTGCGTAATCTTGAAACTGCATACACTAATTTCTTCCAAAAGAGAGCGAAGTTCCCTAACTATCACTCAAAGAAAGGTAAGAATACATTTACCGTACCCCAATTTGCAACTATTGAAGATAGTAAATTGTGGCTACCTAAATTCAAGAGTGGTATAACTATCCGTCTGCATAGAGAAATCAAAGGTAAGATGGGCAAAGTTAGTCTAACTAAAACTCCAACAGGAAAGTATTTTGTATCAGTATTCACAATAGAGGAGTATCAAGAACTTGCACCTGCTAATAAAGCAGTTGGTGTAGATTTAGGTTTGAAAGACCTACTGATAACATCTGATGGTGAAGTATTCAAGAATAATAGATACACAAAGAGATATGAGAAGAAACTTGCAGTAGCACAGAGACACCTCTCAAGAAAAAAGAAAGGTAGTAATGAGTACGAAAATCAAAGGCTCAAAGCTGCTAAACTCTATGAGAAGATTTCTAATTGCCGTATGGACTACTTGCATAAGTGTTCTCACTCTCTAATCTCTAACTACGACACCATTTGTATTGAAGACCTTAATGTGAAAGGTATGGTACGAAACCATAAACTTGCTAAATCAATTACTGATGCAAGTTGGGGGACATTCGTCACTATGCTAACATATAAGGCTAATTGGAATGGTAGAAATGTAGTTAAGATTGATAGGTTTTTTCCATCCTCTCAGACTTGTAATGTTTGTGGCTATCGTAATAGCGAAATAAAAGACTTGAAAGTAAGAGAATGGGGTTGCCCATCTTGCGGTACACATCATAATAGAGATGTAAATGCTGCTATCAATATCCTAAAATTAGGATTAAATAATATATCGGCAGGGACTGCCGATTACACCGATGGAGAGGATAGAAGACCTAATCTTTTGAAAGGGCATTCCTCTGTGAAGTCGGAAGCCCACGAATCTTTAGTTCGTGGGTAGTTCACTTTTGCACATAACAAATTGATATGAATATGAAGTTTAGAGATTACATTGACCTTGCAGAAAAGTATGAGGTAGAGAGTTTTATCAAGTCTGACCCTATACAATTCCCACGAAGATTTAAGGATAGAAAAGACATCGAAGTAGCGGCAGTCATAGCAGCTTGGCTTGCTTATGGCAGGCGTTCAGTATTCATTCCCAAAATAGATTATATTCTTACAGAGATAATGGGGAATAAGCCTTTTCAATATATATATGGCGTGGAATGGAATAAATACAAGGATAATTATACGAGCTTATATCGTATGACTTCTTGGCATTGCTTTGCTTCCCTTTGTGATAAACTTCATTCCATTTATATGAAGTACCCTAATCTTGAAGACGCTCTTGGACGTGTTACTTATTCTCAGAAATGCACATACTATTGCCAAGGATTATGTCATTTATTGCATGGTGAAACAATGATACCCAGTCCAAACAGTAATTGTGCAAATAAAAGAGTGAACATGCTACTTAGATGGATGATAAGGAAAGATAGTGTAGTTGACATTGGATTATGGAAAACTCTTTCTCCTTCTCGACTTCTTGTTCCTTGTGATACACATTCTTTGCAGTCGGCAGTTGAATTTGGGATTATTCCTAAAGTAGATGAATCAAGAAAAACTTGCATAAAAGTAACTGAATTTGCAAAAAAAGTATTTCCTTCTGACCCTGCAAGGTTGGATTTTAGTTTGTATGGCTATGGAGTGGAGAAATCAGAGAAATAAAGGTTATGTCAAGAACACTACGAAAGGATTAGCTGGCTGGCTGAATGTAGAAGGTATTCACTTTGATGTAAATGCTACTTTTTGGAAAGATGATAAGGGAAAACCATTTATATGTGTGCAAAGAGCCATAGAGAAGGTGTTTGATGAAAAGACTTGTACATTCAATGACATTAAACCCCGACCATTTATAGAATGCAATGCCTTTTATACCGGGAAATCGTTTCCAAACGTTTCATATAAGGGATATTTTTACCTTGCATCCTTTCGGTTTGAATTACTTGCAAGCTGGGAAACAAAAGAGATGAAATCCTTATGTATGATTGTAAGCAGAACAACTGAACAACCTTTGATAAAGAGAATTAACCAGATAATGAAAGAGAAAAACCATGAATTGCCAAAAACTTAAAAACGATTTTATCAATATGAAAGACAAGACACTCAAAGAAGTGTGTGACATTCTTAGGAAATATGATATGAATTGGGAAATTTCATTATCGTATTTTGTTGCCAGCCTATTCGGTGTAGATAGGGCTGATATGCTTTCTAAAGACAGAAGTAAAGATATAGTTTATGCAAGATGGTTCTATTGGTATGTATTAAGAGAAGTCTGTAAAAAAGACTATGAAACAATAGCACAAGAAGTATCTATTGATGATGCTATATTTGTTACAAGTAGTATATATCAGGGAATATCAAACATGCAGGAACTTATATCATCCAACAGCTTTTACCGAGATAAATGGATGATAGTTAAAAGTATGGTAAGCTTGAAGAAGCCTACTTGAATTTTCAAATGCAAAGTTGTGGTGGGTTATTTGCCCACCATTTCTTTTTCCTTTGACAAGATATTCTCTATATTCTCCTCAGTAAATCCAAAGATAGCTGCGAAGCGTTTAAACTCGTCCATGCGTGACTTAGGTATCATTCTATACATGGAATTAATCGGTTTCTCACTTTTCATGGCTTTCATTGCCTTCAAAATCTCTTTTCTTTTCATTTCTTTTATTTTTACAACAATCACAGTCACATAAGAAAATCTTAGCTATGTCCCATGTCCTATCTACCAAATCTTGACCTAAATACTGTACTTCTTCCCCTTCTAATGGAATACCGTAGAATTGGCAGATATGAACGGCACAATGTCCCAATTCATGGTGATATGATTTAAGAAACTCTTTTTCAGAGTTGGTTATACTAATTACAATAACAGATGTCCTACTGATGTAGTCACTGAATGTAAGCCCAGTATTTACGCTGCAAGAGGACAAGTTGTCATAAGCAATATCATAACTTTTACTGCCACATTTCAACTTATCCATTGCATCCAAGACTTCATCCAAATAATCACAACTGTAGTCCAAGAACAGCAATATATGCCAATCATATTTTTCGATATAAAGCTCTTGTCGTTTCATAAAAGGAATATTTAGAGCATATCCTTCCAATTAATTACTTTTCCCATGCCCATCATGTCTGCGAAGAAATGACGGAAAGCTTTCTCCGTTGTAGGGTAATCCGGGTCGTCAATATAATCGCGAATGAATGTTGCATGGTATTGTTCGTTGGGAATGCTTTTGCCCAAATAATCAGCTTTTGCCATATTCGCAACATACACACTATTATAGCCATTATCCTTTTCAAGAGTAATGTTATACTTTTTAAGCATGGCTGTAACTTGGTCTTTAGTAATAGGAGTTATCTTACCCTCTTTAGTCTTCATCATTGAAACTGCCCAATCACACATTTTTTCACTGAAATTAAAGCCATAGTTTTGAAGATACGTCCGCATTTCTTCTGGTATATTGTCATATACATCAAATGAAGTATTTCCCATTTTACTGAATATTTATTTGTTAAACAAAAGGGGAGAATAATCTCCTCCCCTCTACTACATTATCAACGACGGCGACGGCGACCTCTACGCTCGCTCATACGGTCTTCCCGGTCATAATCACGGTCGTAGTCTCTATCGTACTCGCGTCCGTAATCTTCACGACGTTCACCCATTTCTTCCATTTCGTCCAAAAGGGTTTCAAAGTCTTCCTTCAAGCACTTCATGCTCTCTTTGAAGTTATCGTAGGCATCTTTGACACCACCACGACCTCTTTGAGAAATTTCTATCATTCCCATACTATTTACGTTTTAGATGTTGTTTTACTGTTTCTGTTAGAACTATTCAGTTCTTGAAGCAGGGACTTGATATCATTCAAATCGCCCTTCAAAGATTTAACTTCTGATTCTAAAGAACCGATTTTCTCTTCCTGCTGTTTCTCTTTGGCAAACTGAGGATTGAGTTGTTTCAATATATCATCGCAGCTTTCTATTACAGATTGGTGATAATCTCTGCTTTCCACTATCTGACGGCTGGTCTGAATCATGTTCTCAACCTCTGAAAGAATTGCTTCCTTCTTGTCCGATACTATAGCATTAGGATAGGTAAACACCTCCTGATTTGTAGGAAGTTTCTGAAATTCCATAACCTCTTCACCAGCCTTAATCTTTGCATCTATAACTGTTTCCTGCTGTGCTCCAAAAGGTACAGAAGGATTATAGGTAGGATATTTAGGCATAGGATTAGATACGGATTCAACCGTTCCTATCTTCAATATTGGTTTCTCACCTTTGATAAGAATATAGCAAATATTCCCTTGCTTTAGTAAACTACCCACAAGCTAAAGACTTGTGGGCTTTAGACGTAGAAAGGTCATCAT